AAATAACTCTACAATACTTTCAATACCAGTTTTTATTGCATTAAAGATTGTTTTAAATACAAAAAATAAAGATTGTACACCTGCTCTTACTATTAAGCTTTGATTATAAATATTTATAAAATTATTTGCTATTGCCACCAGATTTTCAATAACAGTATCGCTGTTATCGTAAATTACCTTAACAAAACCCAAAAATCCAGCTACAGCCAAACCAATTGGTGATATTAACATACCTAATGCTGTCATTATAGGTCCTAGTGCAAGTGCAATACCTCCTAATGCAACAACAAGTATTTTGGTTTCACCACTTAATCCTCTAAATCTTGTAATAAGATTTCCAAAAAATGTAATTATTTTTTGTATAACTGGCATTATTATATTTCCTAATTCTACAGCCAACTCTTCAAAAACACCTTGCAATCTTCTTGTTTGATTTGCAAAACTACCTGCTGTTCTTTCTGCATCTCCTTGTGCATCTGCAGTTCCTGCCATTATAATATTTAACCTTGCTTGTGCTTTTTGTGCCTCTGTTGCATTTTTAATGCCATCTTTGACACCCATATTTAAAAGTTCTTGATTTAGATTAGTTTGGTTTATGATTACACCAAACTTTCTCATTGTTTCATGATTACCTACAATGGCAGATTGTAATCCTTGCATAACCTCTGCCTCTGCCATGTTGTTAAATGAAGCTAAATCTAAAGTTAGTTGTGTTAATGCTTTAGAAAACTCTAGACCCTCTTCACGTGCAAATCCTAAAGGAACAAATGTATCCTGTAGTGTACCCATGAACTTACGTAGGTCATTTGTAGAACGACCAATACGCTGTGCAGTAGCTTGAACAAAATCTTCTGCATCTCCTGTCAGTTCTTTGAATACAGCACTAAATTTTGCTTGTGTTTCTTCTGCATCACTAGCAGTCTTAACAAATTCACGACCAAGAAGTGCCAATGGTGCTGTAACACCTAACGTCAATGCCTGTCCTGTACTTTTAAGGCCACTAGAAAGTTTTTGGAATTGATTAGATACACCTCTAAGTCCTTTAGCTACTTGAGACGTATCAACCTTTACTGGAATAACAAAATTACTGAGAGCCATAATTAATATTTAAGACAAATATAAGAATTATTTAGTTTTGCCATTTTTCTCTTTTTCTTCAATTTTTTTCAGGAACGTTTCATATTCTTTCCTTGTAGATTTTGGTCCTGATTCTCTTGTAATATTATCCTGTGGTAATTTAAAAAGTTGATGTGGTTTTTTTGCTTGATTGCTTTTAGAAATATTTGTATTGTAAATCATACAAGATACATATCTAAATTTTTCCCAATCTAAATTATTATTTATGTGAAAGTGTTCTGCAACAAGATAACATTCTTTAAATGTATATTTCCAAAAATCGTTTGGTGATATACCAACTTGACCTATGTAGTAGTCTAAGATGCTATTCCAGTCACTTATCTCGTTGGCTGTTGATTTTTTTTTTGTGTCCTTTCTATACCTGCATTGATTTCGTTTCCAAGTATCTTTGTTTCTGTCATAGCCTGCATGACATTTTGAAACTCCTCTTGATTCAAATCATCTAACCAAGAACCAACCTTATAAATATTATAATCAATATCGTTACCCTCCTCTTGGTCATAAGCTAATAAGCCACAGTATATAATTGCCCTTATAGACGATAACTGTGACTTATCTGAAAAAACTTTTTCTAAATCTTGTAATCCAACATCTAAAACTTCTGTTAATGATGCCCAAAAATTCATGCTGAAATGCATGGTTCTGTTTTTACCCCCTATTTTAAGAGAATAATAACCTCTTTGTTTATTCATAAACCAAATCTAAATAAAGATATTGGAATAACAAAATTAGCTTGTAATAGTAACTGCACCTGTAGCAATGAAAGTTCCTGAATAACTTGCAGGGCTTTCCATTTCACTACTTACTTCCATTGAAGATATAAAACCTTCAACTGTATATACAGGGTCTCCTGTTGAAGCAGTACCAAATTTAGCTTGTATTTTAGTTCTGTTATTTAATATGTTAACAATAGATTCTGCACCAAAACTATCATCGTAAGCCACTAAACCATCAAAACTAATTTCTATACTTCTTGTACCTGCAATAACTTCTCTATAACCACCGCTGTCTTTTGATGTACTTTCAGGTGTATCTAAAGTAAATGAAATTGAGGAACTCGTAGTATGTCCTAAATTAGTAAATGTAGAACCGCCATCTGACGATAATTTAAGCAATAAATTTGTTGCGTTAAAAACTCCACTTGTTGCCATGTTATTTATATTTTATTTTAAACATGACCAAAGATAGCTAGAATAAATTATAATTTTTTTTATTCCGATACTGATAATGTAACAGATGTGGGATTTATCTTCTCTGCAATCTGTGCATCTAAGCTAGATTTCATCTCGTCAACTTTTTCTGAACCTATAGCTGACTCACACCATTCTGTGACTTTTGCGTTTGTCAAATCAGCAAAAGGTATGAAGTCTGTAATATCATCTGTAGATATAACCTGTGTTCCAATAATTGTTGCAGTATATGGGTTGCTCTCTGCATCTACTTTATCAGAAGTACAAGTGTATCTCCAATGTATATTATAAACTACATCTGTGTTATCGTCTTTAGATGTGTAACAATCTACTGTCTTGCAGTCCCACGAATAAGTATTTTTTGCTTTTGCCATAATTTTGTATTTAATATTTTAACAAATATAGTAATTTTTTAAATCTCTTTTTCTAGTTCTTTAACTCTAGCTTCAAGTTCTTGTATCGACTTTAGTAATATAGGTACTAACTTACTGTAATCTACTTGTTGCATATCTTCAGCATCTTTATCACCACTAACTGCTTGTGGCACTACTTCTTGAAGTTCGTGTGCCATAACACCGTAGCTTCTCGTATCATCTGCTTTCCATTTAAAGTCATACATCTTTATCTTCGATGCAATATCTAAAGCATTGAAGTCTTTTAAATCTTCTTTTAATCTGTAATCAGAAGAAGTGTTGTATGACGTTGCAGAATCTAAAGTTTGTATTGTTCCAACAGTACCGTTAGGGTTTTTAAAAGAAATACAAGAAGATGAGTTTGTTCTTTCTGCCTCTATTCTTGCACCAACGTTTATAGTACCACCTGCGGCATCATTAAACTTTATGTGAAGTCTACCATCAGGGCTAGTCTGATTTATTCCAACTGTACCAACACTTGTGAAACGTAGACGTTCAGAACCCGCAGTTGAAAATGCAATAGTATCTGCACTTCCTGATGGTTGGTACATTCCAGTATTTACGTCATTATTAAAAGTATAGCCCGGACTTCCTGCCGTTCTACCACTATTTACAAGTTGTATATATGGTGTATGACTATTTGAGCTTGTTCTAATATCACCATCACTTGTGATACGTAGACGTTCTGATGAATTATATTCATCTGTAATTGCTAAAAAACCATTAGCACCATTAGAAGTAATACTAAAGGCATTTGTCGTGTTTTCTGTTAAATAATAACCACCTGATGTTTGTGCTTGTATTTTTTGAGAAGAGTCGATTCTGATTGCCTCACTTCCATTGACTGAAAAAAGCATAGAATTTAGGTTATGCTTATAAGAAATAACACCAATAGTTGAACCTGCGTCTGCGGCATCATTTGAATCAGCAAAAGTTAAATCACAAGATTTATCATCACCTGAAGTAAGTGCTAATCTTGTATGACCAGTTGTTGTACCAACTTGTAAAATATTATCATAAGCACCACTAAATGGGTTAGGTATAGATGTAGTTCCAACTCCCACATAACCTAGAAAAGTTGCATTTTGTGATGTGTCTATTTCTAAAGCGGTTGTTTCAGCGTTACTTGCAT